ATTTGCTAATCAATCGGTTATTGAGTTCTTTAGTGCAGATAGTGATTCTAAATTAAGGGGTGCTCGGAGGGATTACTTGTATATGAATGAGTGCAATAATATGACCTTGCATAGTTATACTGAATTAGCAGCTCGAACAAAGAAGGGTATTTATTTAGATTGGAATCCTGTTAACGAATTTTGGTTTCACAAAGAATTAAAGGGTGATCACGATGTGGACTTTTTAACAATCAATTATTTAGATAACGAAGCATGTCCTGAAAGTGCATTAAACTTTATTTTAAAAGCTAAAGAAAAAGCAAAGACTAGCAAACATTGGCAAAACTGGTATAAGGTTTATGGTCTTGGCGAAATCGGTACATTACAAGGTACGGTCTTTGAGAATTGGTCCATTGCTCCTTCTATTCCTAAGGATGCTGAATTGATTGCTTATTCTTTAGATTGGGGATATTCAAATGACCCTACTGCATTAGTAGCTTGTTACAAGTCAGGCCAACAATATTACTTCGATGAATTGATTTATCAAACTAAACTAACTAACAGCGATATTATTGACAAACTAATTAAACTCGGAGTTTCTGAGTATTCAGATATCATAGCTGATAGTGCAGAACCAAAGTCAATAGAAGATTTAAGGCGAAGGGGATTTTCAGTTAGTCCAGCTAAGAAAGGACCTGATAGTATTAGAGCTTCAATATCTTTATTGCAAGAAATTCATTTTAAGGTTACTGAGAATAGCACTAACTTAATTAAGGAACTTAGGAACTATTGTTGGGATGTTGATAGGGATGGAAATAAAATGCAGAATCCTGTAGATGACAATAACCATGCTATTGATGCGATTAGATATTTGGCAATGAATAAGTTAAGTAGCTTATCGGACTGGATGGACTTTGAATAACCTAACCAATGGTTCGGAAAACAAAAGTAAAATTTTAAACGTTATATATATATGATTCCAACAAATGTAAACAATTTAACTATTAAGGAGTTTATTGAATACGAAAACATTCGAACTTCTAGTTTAGAAAACATTGACAAAATTATTCAGATAGCTTCTAGCTTTACTGACATTTCGGTATCGGAATACGAAAACATGAGTTTTAACGAACTTGAAAAAGTAAAGAGTAAAGTATTACTACTTATTAATTCAAAGCCCAACACAAGGTTAAAGAAAACGTTTTGGCACGATGGGACAAGATACAAAGCCTGTAAAGATGAAAAAGATTTTAAGACAAATCAATACACAGCACTTAAGCAATATGAAACCGATGTAATTAATAACTTGCATAAAATATTAGCATTGATATATGTTAAGTGTCCTTTGTTTAGTAAGTATAAATTTAACTCCGATAACGTAGAAGAAATAAGCGATGTTATTTACAATTATGGGAAGGTGGGTGATGTCTATGGGACGCTTTTTTTTTACTCGAACAGGTCCGAAAAATTGAAAGCGGATTTGTTGAACTCTTTGGAGGAAGTACAGAAGGAGATAGCGATTCACATGGAGGAAGTGAACAGGGGGTTAAATCTTTCAGAAAAGAATATGGTTGGTACTTTATAATCGATTCGATAACTGGAGGTGATCCTTTTAAAGAGGATGAATTAATGGAGTGGTCGATTGCTAGGTTTTTAAATCGAATACAGTACATGAAACATAAAGCAGAAAGTGAACAATTTGCACAATCAATAAATGAATGAAGTTGAAATAATATTAGAAGCTTTCGGAACTAAGGTAGTTGAGGATTTACGTAAAAGCTTATCGGAGAAACTACAAGCAAGGGCAGCAAGTTACAAAAGTAAATATCCTGGCGGTTCATCTAATCCTGGTGATAGTGCTTTAAGTGCTTCAATAAAATACTTAATAGTAGATTCATCTGAGGGCATTAAATTAAACGTTTACTTAAATAGTTATTGGGAAGCGGTAGATAGTGGAAGGAAGGCAGCGGGTGTTAGTCAAGATGCAAAGATTGATAAATGGATTAAATCTAGAAACTTAATACCAGGTTTTCAAAACAAGAACTTAGCGGACCGATTAGAAAAACAAGGTAAAAATACAAGTACAAGAAAAAAGAAAGTATTAAAGAAAATGAAGTTTGCCGATGCTGTAAAAGCAATGGACTTTTTAGTACGTAGAAAATTAAAGAATAAAGGTTATCAAGGTAATCAATTTTTAACTTCGGTATTAGAAGATGGCAGACAAGAGAAGTTAGCAACGGATATAAGATTAGCAATGAAAAAAGATATAGAAATAATAATAAAGACAAATAGATATGGCGATAACAATACTTAGTAAACCAACGGATGCATTATATTATGGTTATGTACCTTGTTATAATAATCAATGGTTCGTGGCTTCGAGTTCACAAACAGCTTCAGCTAACTTTAAATATTACATTGTAGTAACTGATATATTAAGTGGTTATAGTGTAACCGAGAAGTTTTTACCTAATCCTAGTGGTAAGCTTCAATTCGATGCTTCAAAGTTTAGTGAGTTATTAATGACAAATTATATTCCAGTTAATGTTTATGGCTTTCAACAAAATACAAGTATTCGTAAAATAAGAGTAAACATCGGTGAGATTTACGGTGCTACTTTACCAGGAACTATTTATTCGGGAACTGATATTGATTATAATGTATGGAATGGTAGTTTAGAAATGCTTACGTTTTCGCAATACAACAGTAAAAATTACACGTGGGATTTAAGTACAAATCCTAATCTTAATTACCCTGTTTTGTTATCGGACTTAGCAGACGACTACACGTATAATAATAGAAGTAACTTTTTATATTGGATGATGCTCGAGGGGCAAACTGATTTGCCTAAAATATATTTAAGAACTTATAATGCTGCGGGATCAGTGTTAAATACTTATACGATAACAAATAGTGTAAGCACAGGAACTTATCGAACTAATATGGTTTGTATTGATGTCGGTAAAAAGGGGATAGATGGGATTAATGCAAGTTACTTAGTAGGTGTTGAATATTACGATATAATGGCTGAGGTATCTTCAGAATTAGCACCATTCAAAATTAAAAGATATACAATAAAATGCAGTCCTCGTTTTGATGTTTATACACTTCACTATTTATCAACTACAGGAGCTTATGAAACTTTGCATTGCAGCAAGGTATCTGAATTAAACTCAACTAAAACAAGTACAACTTTTAAACGTTCACCTTGGACCAATGTGTCTAATGTAATGACTTTGGATTATTCGGTAGCTGTTGAGCAACCAACTATTGTAAACGTTCAAAATGGATTAAAGTTAAATAGCGACTGGGTTACTAAGGCAGAATTATTAAAGTATAAAGATTTGTTTTCTTCGCCCGATATTAAATTAGATTTGGGAACTGCTCAAGGTTACGCATCAGTAAAGGTAACTAATGGAAGTTATGTATCTAAGAATAACGATAAGCTAAGAAATTTAACTTTTGATTTATTATTTACTCACAATAACCAAAGACAAAAAGGATAATGAACGATATAAAGATTTTATTATATACACAAGATGCAACTCCTATTGAATACGATGTAAGTTATATTGATGAGATTCCTATTAGCTTTAACTTTTTAATATCGGACATAAGAAACCCTGATAAAAAGAATGCAAGTTTTTCAAAGACAATAACATTCCCTGGAACTAAGGACATTAATAAATTCTTTGAATTAATTTGGAAGTCTAACATCAGTTTAAATTATTTCAATCCTAATAAAAAATGTGACATATATTATTATGTTAATTCGGTTCTTCAGTTTAAAGGGGATTTACAACTAATCAAAATTAACGTTGATGATTCAACTGGTGAGGTGGTTTATGAAACTAGCTGTAAAGGAACTATCGGAAACGTATTTACAAAAATAGGAGATAAGTTATTATCGAATCCCGAAGATACCTCGTTTACTAACTGTTTAAATTTTAGTACTTATAATCACAATCTAACTTTTAACAACGTTACTAATAGCTGGGCCACATCAATACAAGTAGCTGGTTCGCCTGTTTCATTTGCATTAGGTAATGGTTATGTATATCCTTTAATAGATTATGGAAATCAAGTAATGCCAAGTTCGGGTAATACACTTCCAGTTGCTGAAAGGGATTTTGAGATTAAATACTTTAGACCAGCATTATATAAGAAAACAATATTAGATAAAATATTCTCCGATGCTGGTTATACTTATACATCTACATTTTTTAATTCAGCTTTTTACAAAAGTCAAATAATTCCAACTAGTGGAGATAAGTTTGAAAAAACAGCTCAGCAATTAATAGACAATCAATTTTACGTTGGGAGGTCAAGTGATTTTACTGTTGGTCCTTACAATGCAGCTTATTCAGGAGCATCAAGTTCGTGGAATCAATTCACACCAACAACAAATACTATTTTATTTAATGCTACATCTTCACCTTATAACAATGCTGCGGGTAAATATAATTCTGCAAATGGTAAATTCACAAATACTTATGCAGCTTTTAAATATGTTAATTATAATATAGAAGCGGTTATAAATTTAGATTTAGATGTATTATATACGGGTTCGGGTTCGCCAACTTATGTATCTTTTTTAGGTAATAATAGAAAAATATTTTATAATATAAGAGTTAATAACGTTGTTGTTGCTTATGAAGAATTTGTATTTAATCCATTTGTTGCTTTTGACCCTAATGCTTTTTATCCTTTAAGTATCGGAAATATAGAACGTAAAATATCTTTACCAGCATTTGCTTTATATGGCGGTTTAGATGTTAAAGTCGATATTGGATGG